CCAATGAACAACAGCCGGTTGTAAACCTTTAGCTGCTTGTAATACACCAATCTTCGTTTCATCTGGTTTTATAACTTGTAAATCATTTGGTGTCATACATTGATATGAAGCACCCGTAATAACATTACGAGTTCCCCATGTAATCTTACGTTGTGCCCAAACACCATTAATAAATCCTTTTTTACCATCAACGATATTGTAAATATATTCATAAATTTCAACCATCTTCTTTTGTAAATTTAATCTTACTGTATCGAACACAGCAGATTGCGCATTTTCCAATGAAGATAATGCTAATCCTAAGGATAAAGCGGATGAATAAATCTTATTAATATCATCTTGAGAAATACGCTGTTGATCTTCTTCGATATCTCGTAAACCGGCAGGAAGTACTAATAAATATTTTGTAAATAAATTACCTTCTTTCTTATATTTTTCAATATCTTTAATGCGATCTTCTCTAGCTCTAGATTCAGTTAATTTAAATTCTATTTTAGGAAGATACTTCATAAAGAAAGAGTAACCAGTACCGGCATCTATTGTTGTTTCAGGAGTTGGACACTTTTTAAAATCATTGATAGTATTATCAAAGATTGCATATTCTGTACCATTAATAATATTCTCATAAAGAGATCCTAATTTTATAATATTTTTATAAATGAGAGGTTGTAAAATATAAGTATGCATATCTATATACCCAAAACTAACTAATCTTTTTGTATCACCGATCATTCCAAAAATCTGTTCTGAGAAAAAACCTTCTGAGTGAAATGATGTACTCGACGGTTCATAAATGGCATGCGACGTTATTGGTAAACAACCATTTTCTTTAATATATTGCTCTGGATTAATAAGCCAAATATTTAATGCATTTTCGACTATCATATTTTTCCTTTCATTATATATATTAGGATTCATAATATCGTGTAATAAGTTAAATATTATTTATATTAAAAAATCATCTTATGATTAATTCATACTGGGTAGAAGGACCTATCCGATGGACCAGACAGTTAGGTATTCCGATGAATTGCGAGATAAGATTTTTAATAAATCATTTACTGATGAAGATATTGAAAAAATAAAAGCTATTAAACAAGATAAAGATGCATTAGATAAATTTTCAGAGAAGATGATTACTGGCGGATTGATTACTCCAGATAATATCTATATCGATTTACAATATTTTAAAGATTTAAAATTAGGATCATTGATGTCTCTTTTGTATAAAGAGTCAAAGATAAACGACGTTTCTGAAAAGTTTAATAAAATTAAATTAAACATGCAAAAATATACTGAAAGAAAAACGGACGATCTTTCTAAGTATTTTGATATTGGATATACTAATGATGATATTGATAATCACCTAAACGATCCTCAGTATTCTGATGAAATATTTATGTTATCTCCAGCTACAGCATTTATTCATGTATTATCATGTCAGACTCAAGTTAATGTTAATCATTCTGCTGTTATAGGAAAAAGAGATGTTATTACATTTACTGTTAATACTTATCCACTTAACTTGGGCAATACACCAAAACGTCTTCTTGGAGATTTTATCAATAGTGTCTATTATTGTAATTGTAATGTAATTTATAAATCCCCTTCTGATATAGCTAAGACAATAAAAGATTATGATGAATTATACTTATTCAATCTTGATAAACTAAGTCAGATTGATTTATTTCAAAAACAATTTTCAGAATTAACTTTCTTAGGAAAACGTATTTTTGCTCCTGCATTATTTAAAGATGAACATTCTTATAAAATTGAAGAAAGTCAAGTAAATGGATGGTTGAATTTAGGATGTGATTTTACATATGTTAGATCTGAACAGTTTTCTCCTGGTGTAGAAAAGGACAATAAGAAATGACAGACAGTATTTTTAATGGATTAGGATTATCAGATTTAAAATCTATAGACAATTCATCTCCTCCTAGTATTCAGAAAGAACAAATTAAAGATATAAATACTCCAGTCAAATCTCCTACAACAAATATCATTGATGGATTAGATTTAGAAAGCGATAAATTAGATAACGTTATGAGTAAGATCAATAATACTTTTAAAACAAAGAATAGAGTGAAAGAATTAAGTATAGATTTGCATTCTATAGATTCTAATGCTTCTTTACAAAATACATCAGATTTACATTCATATATTCTAGATCGTAAAAAGATCGCTACTAATTTAAATACAGCATTTAAAGGTTCTGTTAGTAAAGCTGTTTCTGGAGATAATGAAAAAACTAAAAATACTGGAGCTACTGTTAAAGGTGAGTTTGATCTTGCTATTAATACAATCATAAATGAAAAGATTTTACTAAATGGATTTACAACATTAAACAGAATTAATATAAATCAATTACAAGTCTTGAAGAACATAAATAAATTTAATACATCTATCTTTACAAACTATCTCTCACAGAGCTTATCATTACAATACAAACAGACCGCATTGACCAAAGATTTATTAAATGTTACAAGAGCAGTTGGGGCTATCATTGAAGGTAAGTTAGATGCCATCAAAATAAATACTTCATTGTCTATACCTAAAAAAGAATCGATGATTGATCATATCAAAGGAAGTATCAAGAAATCTTTTTATGATAAAATAGGAAGGACTGTTATAGATACTGGATATGACCTTGGAAAAAAGCATCTATTTGATCCTACACTAACAGCAGTTAAAGATATTAGTTCTGGTAGAAAATCTGTAAAACAAGTTAAAGATGAATTATCTGCACATATGAAAAAACAATATGATCATTATTCTAAAAAAACTATAGATCTTAAAAGACACAGCTTTGATGTAGCTAGAAGAAATGGTGGAAAAAGAACAGAGAACGTCCTTGATTTCTTAGATGATTCTGGTTCATATGTTAAAAATAAATCGATGGCAGCATACTCATTCACTTTAGATAAATTACATGAATTTAATGAAAGTGATTTTAAGAAAGATATCATAAATAAATATGATACGACATCTAGACGTATTGGTGTAAATGCTAGAAATTATAAACGCAAATTTGACCATCTTCATCTTAAAGATCATATTGAAGAATTCATGTCAGATATGACTCCAGATATGATTAAGAGATTGGCGAATGATAAGAAATTAAGAGATAGATATTTTAGAGCTAAAAAGAAACATATTCAAGATTTTATTAATAAGAATAAAACTGATTTAGGTGCTCATTATAGAGAAGTTGAAAAATCTTTAAAAGACAAAGTTACATGTTTTGAACAGTATGTAGATTCAAATGAATTTGTACATAAAAATCAAGTTAGATATAAAGCTTTAAAGCGCAAGATAAAAAGAACTGATTTCAAGAAAGAAATTACAAATAGTAAAAAATCAATTGGAAATAGATTAACAAATATTAAAAATAGTATTTTTGATGATAATGATATTCATGATGATATTACTGAAGATTATGTTAATTCTTCACATTCTAATAAATCTCATATCGCCAATGACGATATTGAAATTCTTAAGTTATATATTAATGAAATTAATAACTACAATAGAACAGGATCTGGTAAGATTCCGAGTGATGTTAAGAAACTAGCTAATGAATTAGGACTCATAAAGAAACAGTCTGTTAAGAATAAGGTTAGAAATCTTTCAAGTAGATATATTCCAAAAGCAGCTTCTAAATCAGAGTTTACAAGAATTACTAAAAATGTTAGATCTACAACTACGAATAGTTATAACACAGCAAAAGATAAAGTACGAGATACATACAACTCTATTACTGAAGATGGTGTTTTAAATAAGATTAGTAAATTAAAATCTGGAATAGGAAATAAGATTCCATTATCTGAAGAAACACGAGATAAGATTTTAAGTTATCTTCCTGAAATTAATGCGCTTGCTGCTGGTAAGAAAATAGCCGGTGTTCCATTAGATGTTTTAGAGATTTGTGGAGAAGCTGGTATTCTCCCAAGCAAAATTGTTTCGGTCGCTAGATTGGCTGATAAAGCAGTTGATAAAGGATACTTGCATCATAGTGCTAAAGGTGTCACAAAGAGAGTTCTCAAAGGACAACTTGCTTATGGTACTGGTGGTTTGGGTGGTAGTTCTGAAGGAAATGGAATATATGGTGGTGGAGTCAATATAGATTTAAATCCGCTTAAAGAATCTATTGATAGTTTTCACCAATCATTTAGAACATTCAGTGCCGCATCGTTAAAAGTTTTTAAATCTATGCAGACTGGTAGTGGTGCCACAGGGAATGGTTCTGGTAGCATAAATACTGTTCAAGAAAAAACTCGTATGCAAAAAATTATGGGTAAACTTAAATTCTGGAAAAAAGATAATACACCCAATAATAAACCTGAAGAGATTGGAGATATTCATAAATTATTTAAAGCTGCTACTACGGTTGTTGGCGGGTCTGCTTCTGTCTATGGAAAATATTTAAAGTTTATGGGACATATTCCTGCCTTTGGTACAAAGGTATTGTTTGGAAAACATGAAAATGATCCATTTGTTGATGTTTATAGGAAAGATCAGAGAGATGCAGGACATCCTCTTGTTACCAAAAAACAATTAGAAAAAGGATGCTATTTTAAAGATGGTAATCCTGTTAGAAATGTCTCTTATATTAAAGAACCTATTTTTGATAAGAAAGGTAATATGCTTGTTAGTGAAGAAGATATTAAAGCTGGATTAGTGGATATTAGAGGAAAGAATATAGCGAATCGTAAATTTACAATATCTCGATTTGGTAAAATGGCGGATATTACTGGTATGCTAGGAAGTAAAGCATTAGGTATTACTGGATCTTTAGCTAAAGTTTATGGTCATACTTTACTTGGTTTAGGAAAGGCTGGTTTTGGTGCTGCTAAATTCTTAGGTGGAAAAGCTGTTGATTTATTAAACGGAGATGCTGTCAAGACATTAACAAAAGGCGGTGTTGGTTTAGCTGGTGTTCTTGGTAAGATGTATGGTGGTATGTTTGGTATGGGTTTAAAAGGATTGGGTGGTGCCGGTAAATTTGGAACTGGGTTATTGGGAAATATGTTAGGATTTAATAAAGGTGGTGGAAATAAGAAGGATCTTGAAGAAATAGTTGGTAGAAGACTAGATACTATTATTGGTATTCTACATGGTAGTCATATACCAGTTCCTCCAAATTCTGGAAGAAATAGATTTAATAGAGTTGTTGGTGGAATGCATAATGTTGCTAATTTAAATAAAACAGTTAGAAATAAACTCAATGCAGTTATGAGAACAACTAGTCAATTAAGACCTAGAGCAGAATCACATATAGAACAGAATGCTGATAGACATCCAGCTCTTATGAATATTGTTAGTGCTAATAGTCTTAATCACTATGCTAATATGCAACATACTCCCGCTAATAATGTTGATCATGATAATAATGATGAGCATCACGATAGTACAGCAGAGACACTTATCGAATTGGCTATTGGAAATTATTTAAAAGATAAAGCTATAAAAGGTGGTAAATATGTATTTGGTAAAACTGCTACTGGTGCAAAGTTTATTGGAAAAGGAGTTGGTAAAGGCGTAAGCCTTGCTGCAAAAGGAGTTGGTGCTTCTGCTAAAGTTGCCGGTAAAGGAGCTATGATTGTTGGTAAAGGTGCTGCAAAAGGAACATCTGCTGTGGTAAAAGGTGTTATTAATGTATTAGGAAAAACTAAGTATGGTAGGATGGTATCAGCTGCTGCATTAACGGCAGGTGCTGGCTATGCTGCTTATAAAGGTATGAATAGAGCTGATACGAGAGCCAAAGAAGATCAGCGTAGTCTTTATGGATCTGCTGGCGGTGCAGCACGAAATGCTGTTGCTACAGATGCTGCGGTTTATGGTGCTGCTGCTGTTGGTAGTAAACTTATTTCTAAAGCTGCTGGCAAACTCGGTATTGACATTGGTGCAAAATTAGCTGCTAGAGCTGGTGCTAAGCTTATTCCTGGTGTTGGTCTTGTACTAGGGACGGCTTCTGCTGTCATGCGGGCACGGCGAGGCGATTATCTTGGTTCTGTATTAGAATTTGCAAGCGGTCTTGTTTCAACTGTTCCTTTCGTTGGTACTGCTATATCGGTTGGTATTGATGGTTATTTAGCATATAGAGATTATAATAATTCTTATAAAGTTGCTGATCATTCACAGAAGTTTATTACAAAAGATCGTGTTACTGCATATGGCTTTGATGTGAGATATAAAGAGGATGTTTTACAACTAGAACACGATGTTCATGTTGCTATGTCTGAAAAAGGAGCTAAAGTAACTAAAAGTAGATTAAGTTCTTTTGCTAAACTGTTTGGACTACCTGATCTATCGAAAGATCCTATTGCATATAAATATTTCTTACTGTGGTATAATAATAGATTTGTTAATATCTTTTCAAGATACTGTGCTATTCTAAAATCATTTGGTTTACAGTATTCAGTACAAGACGAAGTAGATAAAAACACTATGAATAAAGTTATACCTGAGTTTCAAAAACAAACTGCTAATATTGTTAATCAACATAAATCACTTGTATTATCTAAATCTGCGTTTGATAAATATAAAGCCGACTATGAAAAAAGTGAAAAAGATAAACAACAAAAAGATAAAGATAAATTACATCCTAAAACTGTACCAAATACTACAACAGATAATAAAGATAATAGTAATTTAAAAGTATTAACGGCTCTAGAAGTTAGTAAACTTAAAACAACACAAGTAAATAAGATATCACCAGAACATTTTCCTGATAAAAATAGTAATAGTAATAGTAATAGTAATAAGTCTACTAAAAAAGTCGTAGCTAGTCATGTCATGACACCAGCCGAAGTTATTGCAAATAGATCAAATAAACTTCATGAAGATTCTCCAAGAGGATTCGATAGAGCAACTAAAACTGTTAAAGAAAATAATCCTAGAGATATTGCTAAGTTTAATAAGAAAGTTGTTGAAACTTCTGTTGATCAATCTAGTACGGTTTCTAAATATGTAAAAGCTAAAGATGATGAATATGGTCCTCATATGCCTTCTGGTCCTGCAAATGACAATTCAAAAACTGTTGTTGGTAATGATAATACTGCATTAATAAGTAAAGCCAAAACAGCAGTTGCTGCTCCTTCTACTCCGTCAAGTCCGGACAGTCTTGGTTCATTAAGTGCTAAATTTGAATCTTCTGCAAAAGGGTCTTCTGCTGTTGGTTATGATAAAGTTGGTGGAACGTCATATGGTAAGTATCAGATAGCGTCTGCGGTTGGTACATTTAGTGCGTTTATTAAGTTCTTAAAATCTCAACCTGGTAATGGTCCTATTGTTGCACAGCGATTAGAATCTGCTGGTCGTGCTAATACTGGATCTAAATCCGGTACTGTTCCTGACGAATGGAAAAAAATTGTTAGTGAAGGATTAATGAGTGATTATGAGCATGCATTCATTAAGAAAACTATATATGATAAAGCTCTTGATAAAATAAAAGGAAAAGCTAGAGAATACGTCGATAAATTTAAAGCAGTACAACAAGTATTGTGGTCAACTGCTGTTGGTAGTGGTGCCGGTGGCGCAGCAAATATATTTAATTCTGTTGGTGAAAAAGCACAAAATGTTTCAGAATTTATTAAAGCTGTTTATGAAAAACGTAGTACTAAATATGGTAGTTCTACTGCTGGTGTACAAGCAAGTATGGTAAATAGATTTAAGGATGAATCTAAACTAGCACTTGGTATGATTGGTGGAGAGGGTGATAGTACTATGCAAGTTGCTAGTGCATCGACTCCTTCTGCTCCTACGACAGATACAAAACAGGCACCCGCTAGTTCTGGTGGTACACAACCGGTACAGACGGCATCTGCTTCTAGCGATTCTTCTGGTATCGCAGGGTCTGGTCCTAGCGTTGGCGAAACACAAGCTAGTCAGTCTATTGCAAAACAATCAATGCCGAGTTCAAGTGGTGGTAATTCATTAGCTATGAATGCTTTTAATGGTATGGATAATACGGTATCAACATCAAATACTGTTGCACAGAGAAGAGGTGCAGTTGCTTCAACTGCTGCTAGAAACAGTACGATGTCTGCTAATTCTACTGCCAGAGATATTACAACAACTGCTAATACTGTTGCTGATACTGCAAAAAGTATTGCTTCATTGACAAACGTTATGAAAACTGCATTTGGCGTTAAACAAGATGGTACAAGCATAATGCATGATATGCATAAAACATTAGCTACTAATACTAAACAACCTCCGATGGTCAATATGCCCATTTCTACACATCAGGATAATCGTACTCAGGTTAGTCATAATGAAGAAAGTGGTAATAAAGATGCTTATGATGGTTTTGGTATAAACATTCAAAAACAGATGGTGGGGTAATTCATGACAAGCATAGCCTATAATAATGAAACACTTGTTAGAAATGCATTTATTGTATCATTTTCAGAAACTGGTGATTTTAATAACTACATAGAAGTTCTTGGTTATGAACTTCAGTCTGATTTAGGAACTGATGGTAGTGGTACGGTTGATAATCCATCAACACCTACTGCTGTACAGTCTATGTTAGATTCTCCAAGTGCTGATGGTGCTATTCCTGTATATTTTACAAAGAGAAAATGTAGAGATACTTCTATTGGTGGAAATGATGCTATTAACTGTTTACCACAATTTTGTAATAACGATGATATTCCATATGATTTAACATCGAGTAATGCAACTGGTGGTTATTTAGATGGAAATAATTCTAGTGGTATAGGTCAAATGGGCAGAGTTTATAGTCAGATGTATGATGATACAAAACGGATTGCATATTTTACATTTGGTGTTCCTAAATTTAATAACGTTGCTGATTTCTATTCAAAAGCAGTTAGTGATAAATTACTTAATTTAATGAATAACGGCGAGTCTAGTGTTACTATTGGTAATCTTGTTGGTACAGTTATTGGTACAATTATTAAACTTCCTGCTCTTCCGCTTATCTGGATTTATAATGCTGTCCAAGGCGCTACAAAAACACCTATTACAAAGTACTATGATTTTAAATCAACTATGCCTCTGTATTACAGATGTGTCAATTCGTTTCTTATTTCATTAGCAATTAATATGGGTTTGTGTAATGATGGATATTTTACACAAGGAAATGCTAAATTAAATTTAGATCAAAATGGTTCACAAACAGAACCGACAAGTACAGCACAAGAAGCTATTGCAGACTCTGTTGCAAGTAGTCTTTCTCCAGGTTCTGCTACTGATATGCCAGATCTATTTAGAGATTATGGATTTGATATTTTTCAGATCATGTTAAGAAAACATAAGTATGAAGATGTTAATTTTAATATTGGTAGCATGTCTACAGATCAAGCGTTGCAGAACTTAATGAGTGGTTCGGTTACAACCGAAGATACTAGCGGAACTATCACAGATGATACAAGTACTAGTACTACTTCTATTATTGAAGAATTTACAGACGATTTTATTACACAATTCGGATCACAGGTTGTTGGTACTCTTTATGATGCCGCATTATTTGTTGGGTTTAGAGTAGAAAAAGGCACTGATACATCTGAATCATTTGGTAATCAAACTGGTAAATCAGCTATGGAAGAAAGTGTTAACAGTAGAATAAGTCAAAATAGAGGAAATATTTTTAATACCATGGCTGGAAAATTATCTGGTACCGCTTTAGATGGTTTTGTTAAAGCTGGTATTGATGTTGCTAAAGGTGTTGTAGAAGGCGCTGGTCTTCAGGGTATTGAAAATGTTGTAGCCGGAACTGCTTATATAGACTTTCCTGAAGTTTGGATGAATAGTGATTTTAGCAGAAGTTATAGTTTAAATCTGTCATTAAGATCTCCTTATGGAGATCCTTACTCACTGATGCAGAATCTTTATATTCCATATGCTATGTTGTTTTGTGCTGCTGTTCCTAGGTCGGCTGGTCAGGCTGCATATACATCACCTTTCTTATGTCGTGTTTATTGTCGTGGTATGTTTTCTATTCCATTGGGTATTATATCTTCTATGCATGTAAAACGCGGTGCTGATCAATATGGATGGACATATGGTGGATTACCAACATGTCTTGATATTAGTATGGATTTAAAAGATCTATCTCCCGCTCTGTATGTTGCTATTGGTGGTGATGCAGATGGTATCCCTGATATCTTTGGTGCTAACTCATCATTCCAAGAATATATGGCTACGTTATCTGGTATTGGTTTGAAAGAACGCATGTCTTTCTTTATTAATATTAGAAAGAAAGCTGAATATATACTAAAGTTACAATCTGCTACTAAGTTATCTCCTTTCTATTGGGGTATGGTCGCTGGTGATTCATTACCAGGAAGATTGATATCTCGTTTTATTCCATCTCGACTTAATACAAACTAAGTTTAAATGACATAGAGGGACCACGAGGTCCCTCTATGTTGTTAATCATGTTTTAAAATTATAGTATAGATTTGGCCCATTTTAAGGGATATCCATCATGGATTTCAAAGAGGCAACAGATTCAGTTTTGTCATATCTATTAGACGTTTGTTTTAGTAAATTATCAAGTCTTCCTACTTTGGGAAAAGAAGATATTAAAAAGATCATCGATACTCTAATTATTGAAAAGAAAGCTACTATTGCTGTAAATACAGATCTTGGTATTTGTGTTACTAGACTTGTTGATTTCGGCAATTGGGATGATTATTGCTATGGTATCGTTGATACGGTTGCTAAAGATATTGCTAAATATATTAGTACTAATTTACATTTCATCAGAAATGATGCTGTTGATATTGCTACTCATATTTCCAATAAAATTGAAAGCAATTTACCAAATGTTGAAGACCCGATTATATATGAAAAGAATATTATTGATTGGGGTCGCTTAAATGATGAAAATTTGATGTCTAATGTTTCATTGATTTTAAATAATAGATTCAATATGGAATCTATTGCCTCCACTGTCGGTTCTTCTGTAATTGCTATTAATAGAATTAAAAATTCTAAGATCAAAACAATCCATACTGATTATATTACTAAAGTTCTTAAATCGACAGAGTGTAATGAATTTACCAGTATTCTTACTGATAATATTTCTTTTGCTAGATTTGTCATTGACTTAGCAGATAAGTTAGCACACGCCTTTTATAGAACTAATCTAAAATCAATTATTGAAAAAATTGATTACTATGAAGATAAAATTATTCATCTTGGTGCCGACAATGAATTTGGGGAATCTGCTCCCGCTCTCGATGAAAATATTGAAGTCTTAAAAGTTGTTATTATGTTAACTCGTTATGTTCTCAATTACTATCGTAATATCAATAAAGATGTTTTATTCTTTGATAAGACCACGATCAATTCTGATGCTTTACATGATGTTGACCACGATGCTGTTGATTTATATTCTATCTTTATCAATAGTAGTAAGTATAATGGACGAGATGTTCGTTTTGGTGTCACGAAAGATTATGTTAATTCTTCTAAAGAGAATCTTAAAGATATTGTTGAAGCTACACAGAATGAGCGCAATAATAATTTTAAAATCATCTATGAGAATAAACAACGTGAATTGTTAATTTATGAGATGAATATGTATTATAAAGACTTGATTGAAAAAGATCCTAGAGCTAATATTCTTATTGATAAATTGAATGATTCTATTGGTTTATCGATCAGTCTTTTGAATACAAATTCTCTGGTTGATATTTTGGTCAAATTTGTTATTGAAATGGAAGATAATAAACTTATGAAATTGTTATATACTGCCATTAATTATTATATCAACAAATTAGTTGATGTTAAAGAAATCTCTTCTGAAGACATCGCAACAACTTTATATTTGGGAACTGGTGATACTATCTTGACTGTTATCGAATAATCTATTTATGACTTGATCACGGGAAGGGCGTAGGCCCTTCCCGTGATAAGTACATCTCAATTTGATAATTTAAATGTAATATTAATATTAGGCTCTAACGACAATGTATTTGCAATAGGATCACAAACAAGTTGTAATGGGATAACTGGAATCATATTTGTATTCTGATTAAACAAAGTTTGTAGTGAAGTATCGCCGTTGATACCATTAACATCAGCAGATGTAATCTGATCGGGGAATGCATTTTCAATTAATGATTCAATATATGTCATTGATATAGTTTCTTCTGTAAGAACAACATTTATAATATCGATAACTTTATTCTTAATAACATTCTGACTGGATTCACTATCTATAACAGACATTGTCACATAGAGAGTCATATCAAATATCAAGCCAATATCAACAGTTGTTGTTTTACCATTTCCAATATATAAAGTAATATTTCCAATTGAGTTATTAGGAACAAAGTACAACTCTGTTCTTTCTAACAAACTATTTTGCATAGTTGTAATAGTAGTAAGGTACGAATTGACAACAGAAGATAAATTCGATACAAAGGATATATCTGTTGTATTATCACTATAAAACAGTCTAATATCAAATAACATTGAAGTGATGTAATATACTAATGTTCTATCGGCCATAACAATAGGATTGCCAAACTCATCTAATACTAAATCATTGATATTGTGTTCAATTATTTTATTTCCTGTAGCATCTAGAACAAAGTCTCCACTATTATGAATAATTGTTAATTCAGGAACTCCATTATTAATTGTATATGTAGGAACCCCAGTACTATCAGTTGCATATACATCATTCTGATAGGTATGATAAACAGTACTGATATATTTTTTATATGTTTGTGAACTATAAGAAGCATCTGTAATATTAAAGATTGTATTTGATAAATTAGTACCAAAAATAATATCAATAGATTGTTTACTAATACCAATATATTTAGTATAAGGACTTATTAATGATCCAGTAATCGTAGAGTCAATAGCTGCTCCAGTGATAACACCAGGAGCTACTAAAAAATAAACTTCAAATGTAGTTTCTAAATCTATATAACAATCTGTAGTATCTGTTTGTGTTTGATACAATGTTGTTTCAAAAGTATCGTCATTTTTAATAAGGTATGTTGTTGGAATAGACACTTCATAAACATACATGGAAGAACCATTTGTAGCAGTCTGTATTCCGCCATATGTTGCATAAGCATACATGCTACTACTATCAGAAGCAACTGTTTTTAAAAGAACAACAACATTAGATTGATCAATAGCTGTCATATCTGATGTAGGAATACACCCTAATGTAATATTAAAACCACCAGTACCATTATCTAAATGATTAACGATCACATCGACAATAGAGATCTGTGCACTCACATTTGAATTTTCAGCAATGAAATTGATATTATTACATTTAGGAGAAGTAAGATCATAAGAAACTGAAACGGGATAATCTTCTGATAAATATGTTACAATATGGAAAGGACATTTTAAAATAGTTTCGTTGTTTAATAATGTTGCCAGGTCAGTTTTTGATAATTTATCTAAACCAGAAACATATGTATCTGTTAGTGGGGTTGCGACCATACTTATTTTAGAATATGTATAATACATTGTTGGTAGTATAGTTATTGTATTACTATTAAAGTTAAGAATAGATTTAATGTCTGAAGTATTTGTTGTATCTATTTGAATATTACCATTAACTAAAGGAACATATGAATTGGCACCACCAGAAATAGTAGCACTACCATTAAGAATACGAGATGTGATATTATCAACATATCGTGTTAATGTAAATCCATTCTTAGCAAAGAATGTTTCTAATTCTTCTTCTGTCACAGGGACTGAATCATCCAGAGCATCTGCATTAATAGCTGCTTTTAACTGATCAAATGTTAATGCACTAGAACCTCCTGTAATAACAGTATCTAATGGAGTTAAACTCAATGTTGATAAATTCTTTAAAATAGAAGAATATGAAGTCACATCATAGAAATCTAAGTTAAGATCGATATTACCAGTAGAAGACTCTACTGATGTAATAACATAGTCTAATGATCCTTGTGTTGTATATGTTTCAATTAATATCTTGTTTCCCATAAGTCCACTAGAAAAATAAACTGATGGAATAGTTACAACATAAGACGATATGTCTGAATAAATATCAAGCTTAGCTGTAGGAACAGTAACATCATAAACATCTTTTGTTAATGTATATTCAATTTCTTCCCATGCATTATTTGTTCCAGTATTTGTATAAATCCTAGCAGCATAAAACTGATCAGTATAAGGAATAGACATATTAAAACCTTCAGTATCCGTAATCGTTTTTTGACTGACGGATACATCAAATTGAAAAACAGGGATGTCTATACTAATTAGACTTAATAATGAAAATGAATATGGTCCAATTGTTGTCAAAACATTAGATGATAATGTATAAAGAGGATTTATAACTGAAGTATCCCAATAAATATTAAATGTGTTTGTAACACTATTGATATCTATATTGATAGGATAATAAATACCAAATGTTAAATTTCCAATTGTAAAAATAGTTCCTCTCGGTATAACAACTCTATTGTACTGAGAATTATATTTAATAGCATTACTAATGAGGTAATTTGCATCTAGAGTAACACGTACTGTTGTATTAGCAGGTCCTGCTGTAATTTTTACGAAATCGAAGTTACTAACATGATAGAGCAGTTCTTTCATAGTTGTAGCTCTTTGAGCATAATAAACATTATTAGCACTTTTGAATAGATTAACTGATTGTGAACACATAGAAGACCCAGCTTCTAATAAATTACAAAAAGCATTATTAGGATCAGCGATATCATATATTCCATTTTGTCTATTGGAAATTTCATCTAGAATTTTATAAACCATAGTTCCCGGATTTGCTAATATTTCACTTCCTAATGTAATATCATCAAACATCGATCTTGTCTCCTTTAGACACCCATAGTCTCTTTCATAGCTTCAACAGATTTTGATGGTAACGTTGAATTTACTGTAATGTCTTCAAACATTGATTCTATTTTACTTTTATATGGGTTGTCTAATGATTTATCTGTTAAGAACACCATTTCATTCATACCCACTTTCTTACTATTAAATAAACCATAAGTATCAACATATGGAAATCCGATATAGTTATAATTTGAAGAGACTGGAACTTTTGTATAACTTTGTATATCAGAAATAGTTTTATCTCCGCTGAACTTCATAGTAACTCTATTAAAATCTTGAAATATCATAGGATTCATATATTCTATTTTATTACAGAAGAAGTTTACGCTTAAATTAATATTCTCATGTAAGAATGCTTGTTTTTCACTATGATTAAATGACTGACCAATAGGGTGTGATTTGAACATACATCCAGTTGCTTTAGCCCATTTTGTAATATACTGTCTTGAAGGATCTAAAATAAATCTATAAATAGAACATGTATAATTCATTCTTCTTAAGAAGATATCGTCCTGATAAGCAACAGTTAAACCAGTTGGTAATAGTTCAACATAATGCAACCAGTAATATAACAAAGCACTGATAAAACTACCTTGAATATCTCTGAATGTTAAATTTAAATCATATGTTCTATTCAACATATCTGAACCACGAACAAATGTAAAATCTTCACAGAAGAATCCTTCTGCAATTGTTTCAGTATCGAGTGTAGGATCTGGCCAACCAGTCTGACTCATTAATGTATTAGATAATGGGATAAGAAAAGGAGAATTATTATCAATAAATGGACACTGGTCCGCTAATGGTTTAAATACTCCAGAATCTGCTAAATATGTATCCAGCATCATTCTGACTGCAAAATTAATACTTGTAGTATCAATGGTATCTAACATAGCCATTACGTTATCTCGTCTTAAAGAAGGCATAGATAAATTAAGTCTAGGTCTTGTTATAAAAGTAAGACCTGGTGTATCAGTAACAGGCAACATAACATTTCTATTAAATCGATCATACGATGCCAAAATGTTTTCATATTGATACTCAGAACTGCCGAAACCCGAATACATAAAAGATTGTTTTGTAAGAAGATCCATTATTTCTTGGTGTTCGCCATCATAAAGACTTATATTTCCAGTACTAGCTTTTTGTATTTCATAGTCGCCCATATGGAATTCGCCTCCATAAAGTGTACAAATCATAGTATATTTTAAAAAGATATTTTATAGATTGTGGAATTATAAGGATTTCCAAAATGGCTATTCCTGCCGTGCTTACTGCCGTCTCTTGCGTTTCGTCTATGCTTAATGCTGTAAAGTCATTAGGTGTTAAAACTCCAGAAGGTGAGGTTACTGTTGGTGATGTTATTAATGCCACTAAAGATATTAAAGATAGTGCTAATGTAAGTCTTTTTTCATTTGCTAAAAAGAGCATGATCATAAGCCGTATTTACATCGACGAAACTGTTGCTTCTGAACCTATCATGACAGATGTCGTTAAAACAACACACAACTTATTTGCTGCTCTTGTCCTTAATGCTCTCCAGATGAACAATTATGTTACCGGTGGTAAGACTATTGAAAGCATGATTAAGGTTGTCGCTACTGAATCTCTGACAAAAGAACATGTTTCTTCTATTGCCGCTTTCGAAGCTATGAATACAACATATAAAACAAAAATTAAATTAAACAGAAATGTCTTTAGTTTAGAAGATTTAAAGGAAGATGAATTTAAATATAAGCAGCAAAAAGATGCTGTTGATTACATCATCGACCATAGTAAAGATGCTTATAAAAGAAATAAAGATGAACAAGATCGTACTCATCAGGACAATCGTGATAAGACACAAGATGAGAAAGATCGTTTGGCTCAGAAGAGCAGACAACAAGATACAATGCTTAAAATTATGGATCTTGAAAATAAGAATAAGCATACTCCTTATGGTACAAAAGGCCAGGTTGTCTCATTAGCTGGTGACAATCATATTCCTGCTGGTAAAGTTATTGAAGTTACTCTACAGAACCCTGATAATCATCACGCCAATGTCACTATTAATTTATTAGTTCAGATGTCTCCCTACATCATGCCGATCCGTGTTGCTATTGAAGCTATTAAACTGAATGTTGTTCATACATTTATGCAGCGCTACTTACAGTGGAAGACTGGTGAGATTTCTTTCTGGGGCGATCTTGTGTTTAATATGGATGTTATTCGTGATCGTAATAAAGCTATGCGTCAGGATAGCACTGGTATTCTATCTGAGATGGCTAAACAGCAGACTAAAAATCGTGGTAAAGCATATGCTAATATTGCTTATAAGCAAGCAGACCGTTCTCGCAATTTAGCAAATGCTGTCATGGTATTTAGCGGCGATGCTGCTAAATTGGCTCAGGCAGAATCTGGTTTTACATTTGAAAATAAAGAAATGCGCGATGACTTCTTTGCTAAGTCTTTTACCATGATGATTATCATTGTTGATACGATGTACAATACTGTCACTATGTATTACAATGGTTTAGATACTGTTTCTACATTTACATTTGATCAAATGAAAACATCTGCTAAGGGTGGTGGGAACTTAGATATTGTCTCTGTTCTTAATGCTTTAAACCAGGGCAAGGCTCCTAAGTTCTAAGAAAGGTTCTTTCCATGAAATTTATGTTAGGTGGGTTCTTCTCCCGCATCTTCAAGTCTAAGAAGAATTCTATTCGTAAGTCTGATTTATTAGATATTATTGATATCAATCTTGAAAATGTTGACGATATGATCGATATCACTTCTAAGAGTATTGATGTCTTAAAATCTTTAACGGTTATTATTAGAAATAAGAAACAGAACCATAACATTTCTGATTTTTATAATCATTATAGTAATTTCTTGAAGTTGACAAATACTACAGTTGCTGGTTTAGAATCTAAAGCTATGTTGAGTTCTTTTATTACTCTATTTAAGATCATGGAAAACGATTTGACAATTATTAGAAATGAATTTAATACTGTTTTTAGTGCGGGAACAGACCCTACTGAGATTACTATTGAACAGATGAAGATGTCTCATGCTTCTTGTATCGGTTATATTCAGTTCATTCCTAAAGTTATCAACTTTTATACTTACATGTTTGATTACATGATGGCAGATGCTACAAATACAGTCGATACTGTTCCTCGGTATCGTATTGAAGAAATTATTGCAAATACGAATGCTGTTGCTTCATTCTTTGATATTCTATTCAATCGTAGATCTGGTCAGACTATTTTAACTGAAATTGAAATGATGCGTAAGAATAATAATGACTTCTTTATTCAGACGGATAAAGTCGTTATTGATGATACTGTTAATTTCAATGATTATAGCATTGCTATTAAAGGGTTATTGAATACTGGATTTGCTGTATTCTCTCCTATTTTGTTTGTTATGGATTCTATTGAAAGTGTCAAGCGTCGTATTAATGAAGAACGTAAATATAGAAAAGATTGGTTATTGGCTAAGATTTCATTATATCGCCAGATGATGCAGAAGTTGGATACTGAATCTGCCGATTATAGAAAACTCGAAGAATTGGTTAATAAATTGAATGACGAAGTTACAAAATGCGATAAGGCTATCCATGATTTCGAGGTAGGCCATGGCTAATTCAAGACTCGATAGACAGGCTGATATTAAGAAATTCAAGTTACTGAGTAGTGATTCTGATATTGCTTATTTTATGATTATGGTTCTTAAGTATACCAATCTACTAAGACGGTTTAATGATAAAAATTATGTATTTGAAAAAGGTATTCATTATCTACATGAATTCAAACAGTTCTCATTGACACCAATGCCAACTGAATTAGATTATGATGAGCAGTTTGGTGTCTATGGTAATAAAACTAAAAATATTCAGAATACGGTTTTACAGAAATTTATTTCATCTTCCATTAATACAAATATTATGACAATGTATGCTGGTCTATTTAAATGTATTGATAGAATGACAACTGGTAGATCATTATCAGTAAATATTGATACATTAGATCCCATTTCTTTAGAATATGTTAAATCTATATTGAAGCTAACTAATTTCAATAATACGAAAACTATAAGTGGCGATAACAATATTCTTTATAATTTGGAAACAACACTTTATAGTACAATGATTGGCTCTTTAAATGGTGTTGCAAAATCCATTTCTTATATCAGCCCTTTTATTGACAAGATAAGAACTATCACAACATCTGAAGTATTAGAGTTTAAAGATCATGTAAGTATTTTAAGAATTTTTATCTATATCATTTGCAGAATGACAAATACAAGTATAAATGAAATTGAATGTAATTTTAAACATGTTCATCATAGAAGATTAGATTTTAAAATATCTAATAGCACACTATTGTGTGCTCCTATTTCTCTTCCTGTTATCAAATCTATTCCAGAAGAAAATTATCAAATTTCGAATGATGGTAGTGAATACCTTATTGCTATGGAAGATTATTTCTCTAGATTAGCAGGCTTGTATACACGATTCAATGAAGACAATGTTTCAGTCATTAATAAGAAGTTAAAATCTCCGTTATATACTACGAATGCTATTTGGGGCTAGTATTTTTCACAGACACAAGAACGAGTCAAAAATCATGGCAAATACAAAAAAGCGTATTTCACTATCGAATGTCATTTCGATTGTGTCTCAGTTCAAGGATGCGATCAATGGTGTTCGTAGTGGCCTTGAGAATATGCAGCATATTAGCTGCGAATTGAAAGAATCTCGTCATATCGCTAATGTTCTCAGACACGGTGGTATGAACAAATCTATTATCTCTATTATTAATCCTGGTAATATTCACACTGGTTCTATTAAATCTATGCCTGCTCAAGAATCCCTTGATGATGTTGATGTCGATCCTACAGATCGCCGTGTTGAAAGTTTAACTTCTGAAATAGATGATATTAATGATTCCAATAATACTCGTATAAAGGATTGGTTGGGTAATGTCAGAGATAACCTTGGTGAAGTCTTCTCGAAACTCGAAGACAATGTTGCTCTGCTTGATGCGCAATTGGATAAAACTTCTGCTCGCCTTTCCACGAATAGTGTTGAAAATACTGAAGTCAATAATACTGCTCTTGTTGCGATCAATTCTTCGGCCTTGTTAGAAAAATTAAATGTACTTAAAAATCTGATTAAAGATATCGATATTAAACACATTGATCCTCTGGATAATGATAGTATTAATGCTGTTGCTGAACATCTGAAATCTTTTGTTGAAGCTCTCAATCCTATTACTGGTGCTCAATATGATCAGTCTTCAAATACAATTATTCATTTAAAAGATAATATCAAAGAAAATTATATTGAATCGAAGGGTACTGTCAATAATCTCGGTTACAGTTACCAGAATGTTCTGGAAATCATTACCGCTGCTGATGAACTCTGTGATGAACTTGAAGTGCTCATCGGTCGCGCTGAAGGCATTTTGACCAATGTCTCTGACATGGTCAACTATGCTCATGGTGTCGACAATGATGTTCCGCCTCAGGTTGAAAATGCTATTGGTAATGAGGATGATATCGAGACACCGTCAAACGTGTCACAAATCGACATCATTCATGATAATATAGCTCATCACGTATCGCTGTTTATCGAAACTATTGATGCTGCGTTATCGTGCATTTCTTGTGTTCTGCATGTTGCAGATCCGTTTACAAAGAAAGAGGACATCATGCCTGATATAGATGAAAACTTGGACATCGTCACCGACGCCGAAGACATTCTGGATGCCGATCCTGCCAATCTGGTGGTCGAAGACGAGGAAGTCGAAGTTCCCGCCGACCTCGAATTCGGTGCTGTCGAAGATGCTGAGCTGGCTGGCGAAGGCAATGGCGCCGAGAACACCTTCGAAGATCCTATCGATCTGCCGGAAAAGACCGAGGACAAGCTGGAAGGTGAAGGGTTCGAGGACCCCGAGAACGACGGCCAGCATCATGAGATCAACAACGACGATCCCGAAAATGCCGGCAATGGCGAACGCCATGAAGAAGACTCGGCCGGCGCCGAAGTCGATCCTGAAAACCTGTAATTTTTCAGGCTGATCATATACCAGGTGGAGCATTGCTCCACCTGGTATAGATTTTCTTATTATTTTAGACCACTTTATAGATCATTTCTTTTTTATACGAAAGGACAAAAATGTTAACATATGGCTTTGAACGCATTTCTTTTCAAAATAATAGTAAATTAGCTAAACGTATTTTTACTTGTGTTAATGATACAATGATTAAGTTAGAGGATAAATATAATGAAGTTAAAACATTTACGATAGGAACTGTACATCCATATACTGAAATAACTGATAAGTTTAAGAAAGAGTTAGAGACTATTGTTTTTGAAGAAACCGGAGTAAACAATCAAGTTTTTGTAGATCCTTCTTTAACTTATTTTAATGGGGCTATGTTAACACTATTTGATCCTATCATTGAAAAAGATGATTTAAATTCTCATATTTATATTACTGATGCTATGCAAGGAACACATAACGATATAGAACATAATAAATCTAATTATAATTCATATAAACAAACATTAGAAATAATTTCAAATAATTTAGATCTAAATACTTCAAGATTAAAGTCTAATGTTTCAAAGATAAGATCAAAGTTATTTTTATATTTATCAGTATTAATGAGTAAGTGCTTATATCCTGTTCATATTACACCAGAAGAAGTGACTGCAATGATCTTACATGAAATTGGTCACACTATGACATATATTGAATTATGTACAGCTATGTATCATAGATGTGATATTATTTCAAATTCTGTAAAACTATTACAATTAGAAAAAGATGATGAAATTTTAAATAAATACGGAACTGATCTTATTGAAATCATTAAGAATAATAAAGACCTAACAACTATAGAAAAAGAAAACTTAATTAAATTGATAACTGACGATAATAAGAATAAAGCATATAATTTAGGAATAGCAACCATCATTACTGCTATATCCGATAAGAAACTTATTTCAGATAAAAACTTTCAGAATGCTAAAGTAAGTGATATCGTATTAACTAAATTAAACTTTGCTTATATAGAAAGAATAGCTGACGAATTTTGTGTTAGGCATGGATATGGTCATCATCTCATCTCTGGGCTTGAAAAATCTAGAAAATATCAGTTAGGAGATTTCGATACTAAGTATGTACCGTATGTAAGAACTGTCTCTACTTTAACATTATTAATGAAATATTTCTTTGGTCCTATTACAAACGGATTCATAAGTGGATACGATGATGATATCTTAAGATGCGAAGAAGTTTATTTTAATACATTAGTTCGATTTAAAGATAGTAATTTACCAAAGGATGTTTCACTAGATTTTATTAATTCTATTAAATCATTGAAGAATACTATCAATGAGATTAAGGAAAGAGATATTCATAAGTTTAGAAATTTGATATTCAGTACTATCCTACGTATATCAAATTCTGGATCATTATCAGATATGTTAGCATCTGCAAATATGATTAGAGATTATGAGATTTTACAGAAGATGACAAACAATCTTATTCGTAATCCTTTTTACTATCAATCAGAACGACTAAAACATTTTTAATACAGTAGTCTGAGAAGGCCTCTCGGCCTTCTCAGACTAGGATATCTATATAAATTGTAATTCGTTTTATTTCAGATATATATTACTATTTTGCATAGATAGATATAGAAGTCTCGTTTGTGCTAGATACGGCAAGGTATCTATAAGTAACTTGAGGAGAGCCATCATGTCACTTAATCCCGAAGATGAACAGTTCGGCGATGATGGCGAGCAAGGAACTCCTAAGTTCGCCCTTCCTCCGAGAGAGCTTAAAGCTGTCCCGTTGGAGGCGACACCCGAACGAGTTGCGGAGCTTAATCGTCGAGGAACGGTTGTTGCCAATATCCTCAACGAACTTGTTCGGCAGGATGAGCTCGCAGGCTTTACGCCGGAACAAATCAAGATCCGACATAAAGCTCAGTACTACCAAGCTTTAGCATTACAGACGCTCAATCCGAACGCCTGCATCACAATTATCGATCCTTTGGAGAATCTCGAAATGCCCAAGAACAACGAAACCCTCGTCGACATCGCCAATTCCCAGGCCGTCAACCTCGAAACCATCGAAGTGAAGCCCGAGATCATTCGACTCGAATCAGGCGAACTTGTGCAGGTCCTGCGTCTGTCGAACGGCCAGATCATTCCGCTCAATCAGCGTGGCGGCATCAACCAGACCACCGGCAATCCCCAGATCATTTCCGTTCCGGCGGAAAAGGAAGAAGAAGAAGGTTATTCCTGGAAGAAGATCGCGCTCGGCGTGGTCGGCCTCGCCATCGTCGGCGGCGCCCTCTATTACGGCTACAAACAAATCAGCGGCAATTCCGAAGCTGTCGGCGATGTGGCCATGGCTCTGGCTGAAGTCTGATCGGCATGGATGGGGGAGAGTAACATCTCCCCCTCCGTCCATACAATTTTATTTTTCTTTATGTGGAGAAAAACTATGGATGACCTCATTGAATGTTATTTGATAATCGATAGCATTCAATTTTATTATACTTCAAAACATGATGGAGTTTGTGTTATTCAGGTTGATAATTACTTTAAAGGAAATAGCTACAAGCCAGTAAAGAAAGTTTATGGAATTGGTAAACCCATTAATAGATTAGAAACTAAAATTTCTAATTTAGAAATGCCAATAAAGAATGGGTACTTATTTGAAAAAGTAGATAGTATCATATATTTTGTTGCTATTGAAGAACGAACAGATATTAAAATAATTTGGGATACCAGAAATACAATTTCATTAGTTGATTTTATCGAGAAGCGAGTACATGCTATTGATGCTATTGACAAGACTTTAAAAAGTAGAATTATTTGGAAACTGGAGAATGATCATGGGTACTGGCGAAACGCTGTAAATTGATGAAGGACGAGGCTATGCCTCGTCCTTCATTGATATTTTTTAAGAAGATGTGTTTGTCACAGTACATTTATATCCAGCATTGCTTAAAATAGTAATGATACTATCTTGTCCATTATTAGGAATATCATAAACATCTATAGTGTAAATGGTCGTATCTTGAATAATACTAAAACTACCATTCTGAATCCATTCATTGGCAAATACAACCAATGTACCATCATCGAGTCTAATTAAGAAATATGTTAATGTCTGATAAGCTGGGATAGCACTATTATTTTTTTGTGCATCTGTATTATACTGAACAATATCACGATACTGTTGAGCAATGTCATACTCAACAATACCACGGATAGTACCAGAATAGCTGACACTATCTTTGTTATTAACTGATGTAAAAACTACTTTATCTCCACGAATACTATCTGTAACATATTGAGTCATTGTAGATGTCATTTATTTAATCTCCGTATTAACCGTATCTGGTATGATGATCTTGGAGGAATTAATGATCTTGGGAAGAACTTCCTTAAATCGTTTGATCATCTCAGAATACGTTTCAATTGGCTGTACCAATACAATATACTCAAGGTCTTCAACAGTAGGAGGAGTATCACTATAAGAAAATATAAGTGTTTTTAAAATAGTAGATTCGGAAAGATAATAAGTTTCTTTGTTATTATGAAGTCTATAGCTGAAAATTTCTTCATCAAAATTAACATCTATGAGATCTTTTCTATCAATATCTGTATGGATAATTTCGAGAAGTTCTCTAAAGATGTGTGCGTATTGAGTAAATTTAGTACTGTATACACAGTTTAAATACATATTAGAAACACCATCAAGAATAAATCCAGATTCAATACTAGAGAGAACAGCACCAAATGAATCTTTAATGATCTGAAAATCTGTTAAGCACTCATAACGAGCACCAGATATCGTAATAATTTTTGGTTTAACACAAACTAGCTTTCTATAGAAATTAATATATTCCCTTGCTAAGATATCATCATTGCCAGAATTAACTTGTTTATTACCAGAAGTGAGTTCTTCAATACGAGCTTTGAGTTCATCGACAAGTTCTGTATAGGGTCTAAACTTATTTCTGTTGAGATAAAATGGATGGAATCTATTGTTTGTCTTTTTATAAATATTATTGATTGTAATAAACTTGTCTTTATAATGAAACGAAGCATTCCGAATAATTGAATTCTCTAAAGGTTTATCATTCATATAGTTTTCAGCAACAGAATATTTACCAGAACAAGCAAGAATAGCTTTGAATAATAAAGCACCCTTTCCGGCCATAACATTACCCATAGCTGTAATAGGAATGATTTTGTTCTTATGTTTACGATTATAATTACGAGTAATATCATAAACTTGAGAATCAAAGTTGGGGCACATAAGAAGTAATGTATTTTTAAGTTCTTCTTCATTTGTAATTCTTGTCAAATATTCCATAACCAGTGTATAATCCATAGAACCTGGAATAAGAGCGTCTTCAATAACAAGAATATCGCATTTCTTATATATGCACTGAGTATCTAGTTTATAGTTCATATAGTCTTGGTTAAGTGTACCGTTAAACATAAAATCATAATTTTGTTCTTCAACTGTAAATCTCTCAGAGGTTTCAAATGGAATCTGATTAACTGTGAACATACCATTAAATTCTTCAGGTAGGGATTCGACAACATCACAGATAGCTCTAGCAATCTGATGATCGAACTTAGAAGAAATCATAGCTTGGTTATATGCAACAAAACGAATAGCTTCTTCTTTAGTAATATTAAAATGTTTAACAAGTGAAAATTCAGAATTGTCTATGGTAATGGCACCATCTTCAATACACGATTCGATAAAATCAATAAAGGCATTTAATTCATTAATGATTTCTTTGGATGATTTAATATCATTAGAAATAATATTTAGAAATTTAAAATTCTCACGTTTAATTCTAAAGAAATGTTCAATGATACTTAGGAAAATATACATAGTCGATGTAGTACCATCTTTAGCTTTATCATCAATTCTATTTCCAATATACTTCAACAGATCAGAGATGTGATGCTGAACTCCATTAGCATATTCAATAGAACTAATAATCGTAATACCATCATTCGTAAATAAATTATTATATTTTTCTCGATAGTTATTTCCATTAAATAAAACAATCATAGCATCAGATGCATCGGGGCCACAATGTTCTGACAAAAGATCTTTCATTTTAACACATGTATCAATAACAAAATCAACAAACTTCTTACCACTGATAATATTTAAACTATTCTTATCTCTATTCAGATTTGTTTTTTCTGACATACTTAATACCTTCCTTGTCTAATTTTTGTTTTCTTTGTTCTTCTTCATATTCTTTAATACGACGTTCATTATCTTCTATGATTATTTTTTCTAATACAGTAAATCTATGATACGTTAATTTCATAGTTTCTTTTAAGTTTAATCCAAACTTAGTATGCCATTCTGTATTGAATAAAATATTAGCTACCTTCTTATAAAGTTTATTAAACTCCCAATGCTTAGATCTATTATGAAAACCAACATCTGACATATATGGTAATAGTGAATCAATATGAAGAGTTTCTTCATTAATAGCTTGTAATAGCGAAGTTCTTACAATACCGTAAATACCTCTTAAATTTAATTCTCGAATAAGATTCTCTTTTTTATTAATACTTGCTTCTACTTCTTCTTGTGTAACATCATCAATCGAGTCTGCGACTGAATAAAAAAAGTGGTTTCGGGGTCCACCGTATAAAACCCTTCAGAATAGGTTTCAGGAGTATGACCACAATGAGGGCAAGATTTAACCGGATAGCAAATATGAGAAATCTCAGACTTACCAATAAACTTTTCAACATCTTGAGGAAGATTACATCCAGGATTACGCTTAAACAGAATAGATAAACCTTCATTAATAACAGATTCTTCAGTACTTTCTTTATTCACCTTACCATTCTTAACAATACGGATTTTACTAATATAGGGAACGTATGATTTAAATAAGGAATACTTCAAAGCAATATCAATTGAATCTCTACGCTCTTTATCATTATTACCATGTTCTTGTGCAATGATTTCAGAAACAAAACGACGGCCATATTCAAGATATTGTTTAATAGACGGAATACTGAATTCAAATTCAAACTGAACATTATCAGAAACAGTATAACGACCAGTGTCTTTGAACCCTAAGAGTTCTTGATACTTGGTATACATATCAGGAGTAACAGTTTTCATGCTCTTAAGATTAAAGATATTATCAACCTTCATTTTACTAAAATCATTACGACGAAGTTTAATGATATTAATCAGTTCAGTGACAGAATTATTGCATGACGTACAAACATAAGTATAATTATAACCTTCGGGATGCATAAGCGCCGCAAGTGTCAACATAATAACAGGATAATCAGTAATCTTAATATTTGAAATAAGAGTGTCTTCGAGACGCCAATTACTCAGATTAGTCCCAACTGTAGAATCTAAGAACAGACGAGTACCTTCTTCTTTAATAAAGAAATCATTAAACAAATAGAAAACAACACCAAGTTCACGACCATAAACATTAATAGATTCATAGGCATTATTAAAATATGCATTTAATTTATCCATATCAGGATGTGCCAATTCAATATTAAAACCACTATTCATAAGAGGAATACGCATACAGTCACTAACTTCGAACCTGACTTCATTAAGACCGTCAATAGAATCAATAATACGAATATCATTATGATCAGTAGGTTTAACAGTATAGCGATTACCAAGAATACCTTTACCCTTATCATCGATATATGTAGGAGCAAACATACTCTTATTTTCAATATCTTTAATAGCTAATTGTCGGCGAATAGCTTCTGTTTCAAAAGGAGTATTATTCTGAGTACCACGTACTGTATTAATAAATGCCTGAGCGACAGGATCGGTATCGATCTTATCTTCGGGAATATCACTGAAATAAGCATTCATTGCCTTAATAACATCTTCACTTTTCTGACCAATAAAATACCCTGTATTCTCAGCCATTAATTCAAAATTAGCTTTATCGACAATATCGTTTTCAGTTTCCACTGAACCATCTTCGGCGATTTCGTCGTAGAAAGGCTCAGCTTCAACATCGTCGATATCATCAGAAACAACAATAACTTTATTTTCTAAAGGAGTTTTATCAGAAGAATTATTAGTTTCATTATTTGATTCGAGTTCAGTAGTTAAAGATTCTTCATTACCACTAACGCTATTAACCACACCACCACTTCCACCATCCATGGTAAATGTTGGAGTTATTTTTAAAATATCTTTATCTAACAGATTATCAGTTTTGTTAGGATCGTCGGACATTTTACACAGTCCCTTTCTTTTTTGGGATGACGAATGATAGACACCTTACATCATACATTTCTACATAATTTTCTTCTCTTACATATGCACCATATCGAATACCAGATTCGTCTTTAACTTTATAATAAACTATATATATTTCAGTAGTGTCATTTAGTGGTTTTAAGATATTATTACCAGCTACAAAAAGAAATGATAGCTGATTATATTCATTATTAAGATTGAGAATACTAAGCTCTTCTGGCTCTTGTTTATGAACAAAACTATTAGTATTTTTTGGTATTGTTATTTTTACTTTAGGATTTAATGTGTTATCGAAGAATTCATTAATACTTTTTTCATATTCAGTTATAATGCTTGATATAATAAAGAATTCGTCACATATACCACAGATACGTTTCTTAACATCATCTTTGTTAATATAAATGTTATTATCAATATGTTCAATAACAACGCCATCAAAATTCCACTTTAATTTATTCATAAAAGCTGTAAATTCATTAATATAAAAGACATAACATTTATTCTTTTTAAAATCGAATAATTTAAGGAATTCTGTGAAAATTGCTTTTTCTTCTTCATTTAATAAATTAACAACACCTATAGAAAATCGAATATCACCAAATTCAAACCTAGACGGTTTTGCATTAGATAAAAGAATATGATCATCCTTAACAAGATTAATATACATATATTGTAATTTTCTATTAAAAGGTCTTTGTAGATACTCTTGAAAAATATCTTGAAGTTTATATTTTTTTCGTTCTTTAGGTTTTTTCGTCATTTTTTGTAAGATTGAGTTCAGAAATTGTTTCTCTTAATTTAGCATCTACTGCATTAATACCATCATTAAGTTTAATAAGACTATCGGCAGATGTATGACTAGGTTCGGTAATCAGATTTTTCATACCATCAGAAGCAAGAGATAAAATAGTTAATGTGTCAGAGGTGGAATCAGTAACACCGAGCTTTGAAATACCATCGATAGTGTTATCGATAGTCTTCAGACGATCGGACTGATGATTGAGCTCTTTTGTGATATTTGGGCAAGTATCGACCATAGTGTCCTCTAATTTTCAAGATGTTATTCCTCATTGGGTTCTTACGGAATCATTACCTTGGAGATTTCAGTCTTATAATGTAATATGAAAATTTATTAATATACTAATAATTAACGAATTTATCTTATAAGAATTCTAGAATATATGCATAGGAGTTTGTGTTCATGCTAGAATATTTTAAACAACACGAATACAAAAAAAAGCGTACTACACTAGCAATTTCATATGTTCAAAATATTGTTTCGTATATTAAAACCATGAACCCTAATATGTCAGAAGACCTTATTAAAACATTTGTAACAAATTATATTAAAGAAAATATGCAAAGACCTACTATAGAAATTATTGATCATCCTTCATACGGAAATGCAGAATTAAAAACAGTTGATCTATACGACCATGTTAGAAAACATCAATATAAGCTTATTACTCCTTGTGGTACTATTTATCAGACTCCAGACATTAAAGAAAGTTTTCTAAAAGTAAAGATCAATAAGAATCTAGCCAAACGTAAAAAACTAAAAAACGAAATGTTAAGAGCAGGTGAAATTGGTGATGAGATTACAGCATCGAAAGCTAATTATGGACAATCACAAGTAAAGATTAATACAAATGCTATCCCAGGAGCTCATGGTTCTGAATTTAATTGTCTATCTGATGTTGCTAACTATAATGGTGTGACCTCTACTGCCAGACATGGTGTCATGTGTGGTTATGCACATACTGAGAAATTTATTAGTGGTAATTTCTATTTTCCTGATATAGAACACATTATTAATTATTGCATCTGTCTTAAAAGAATATTTAACAGAGAACAAGTAGAAAATGTTGTCAATAAATTTAATTTATATATTCCTACTGTTAAAGATATAGTTGATCATTTCTTACAAAGTACCCAATTCTATATCAGAAAAGAATTTATTGAAAGTGATATTTATGATCTTATCTCTAAGTTCGATAATATGGAAAGATGTTTTATCTTCTATGCATCGTGTTTAAAGAATATAGTTATGTTTAATACAGAATTCTTTTTACCTTATTTAGACAAGTTCTTCGATAGGGATAATTTGATTATAGATAATGATGTTAATATTAAAAAGATTAATGACTTCAAAGGAGATCTTAAAAATGTTATTACTTCATTAAATTCTGATCTTATTGACAATTTACCATTAGAAGATGCTATCAAGGATAATCACCCTAATGTAAGAAATCTTATTACTATTGGTGATAGAATGCTTAACCATACAGATGAAATTCAAGATATTATTTCTACATTTATAACAATTGATATGGATGTTGCTGATGCTATGGGTCATCCAAATATGATCAGGCGATGTGTCATTGCATCAGATACTGATAGTGTTATCTTTACAGTACAAGATTGGGTAAAGTGGTATACCGGACATTATTTACAATTTAGTAAGAAAGCATTTAATATTAATGCATTTGTGGTCTTTATGTTAAGTATGTCTATTGAACATTTATTTGCAAGGTTGAGTACAAGTTTTGGTATCGTCGGAAAAGATGCTGAAAGAATTATTATGAAGAATGAATTTCTATATCCTATTATGCTCAATACCCCGTTACCAAAACATTATATCGGATTGATTACAATTCAGGAAGGTAAGATTCTTGCTAAAATTAAACTTGATATTAAAGGTCTTACTTTAAGATCTAGTGCACATTGTTTAGAAACAAGAACCTCTACAAATAAATTTATTGATTATGTATTAGATGGTGCAACTAAAACTGGTAGTTTGAGTGCCGAAGAAACATTTATGTTTGTTTATGAACACGAACAGACTGTTTATAAATCATTATTAAATGGTGATAAGACATTCCTAACAGTTACTCCTATTAATGAAAAAGAACAATATACAGATCCATTAGTTTCAAAATACTTTTATTATTTATTTTGGTCTGAAGTATTTGCAGAAGAATATGGTGAGTTCTTATTACCTTCTAAAGGACACGTTGTTCATTTATTAAATAAAGGAAAGTCTATTAAATCGGAAGCTTATTTAAATTATCTTAAAGAAAAGAATGAGAAGTTATACATCAAGCTTGTCAACTTCTTTGATAAATATCCAAACAAAAATATTAGTTTTATTATTTTTCCATCATCTATTAAAAAGATTCCAGAAATATTTATACCATTAATTAATTATAGACGAATTGTATTTGATAATTCTACTCCTCATTATTTAATTATTAGAAGTTTAGGTATTCCTTTTGGCGATAGTAAAGTTGGTACCATCATTAGTGATATTTATGGACAGGATCTTATTGCCGGTACGGTATCTGGAAAAAAGACTGAAGATGATAGCATGTTAGAAGATGAAGATATTACCAAATTATTAGAAGATGTTGAAGCAGAAGATAATGTTAATGATACAGAGAGTGGTGGTACTGAAGATGATGACGAAGAGTAGGGCTTTTAGCCCTACTCTCTTATTTCAATAATAGAAAAAAATATACTATGACATCCTCAAACATAAGAGGTATACCTTCTATGATTCAGACTGAGACATATGAAAACTTTATATCTAGATTATGTACAGTTTCAAAAAATGTAAGAGATGCTATTGAAAGTCAGTCTTATTTATTATCCCACGATCCAGATAGTGTTACCGATGATGATATTTTGTATTATGCATTAGATATTATTCTAGATGATTTTAATCAATTAGGTATTGAATTCAATTGTAATAGAAATGATATGTTTTCTAACGCTTTACATATTGAATTATTTATTACATTAGCTGAAATTACAAATGCTACCACTTTATATTTATCTATGAAAGATATGGATTTTAAAACAAT